AATACACGTCATAAGACCCTTACTCCTAGCTACACCTTTAGTGGGTGTAGCTAGGATTTATGCCGCGTAGTCTCTAGGTATACTCTAAATATCTTTGCATTCTATCATTGTTGAGATATTAAATATATCCGTGTAGGTAGCAGTCAAGTTGACTGTTATATGGTTATATTTAAATAAAGGAGCAATACATGATAGAGAAATCTGATTATCGTTCTGAGATAGGATACGATCCTCTTCTCTTAGATCTTTGGAACCTTCCTCTACATCTGACTTTCTGTCGGGTCTATGTCAACACTACTGAACAAGACATCGTGATCGTCAATGATCACAATGTCAAATTTGTCGTTCCAAGAAATGGTAATTTGACTTCGTCTTTAAGTGGATACATGATCAATACCAATCGTGACTATAACCCCTATGCTATCCCCCAAGATCCCAATTCTGTTGTGGTGAAAAGAGGTCTATATATCATCGACACCATGATCACCACAGATCATGATACCGATGCTTCTTATAAGAAGTACACGATAGGTCGTGATTGCAGTCAATACTACAAACCTTTGCCAACGGATTACTATACTCCATCCAAGAAGACACAGATTGTTAATCGTGTCGGTAAAGATGCGACTGCGAGAAAGTTATTGCGTGGTGGTACGATGATCGGAAACACGATGTATACATCCATGCACGGCTATGTCGCGAACAATGGTTCATCATCTATCGAAGACATCACAGGACACGACATCATCGACTACTTCAAGAATGAAGTCAATCGGTGGATGCAGACGATCAACCGGGAGATGAGTTATTTCATCCCGGTAGAAGATCTCTTGCGTCACGAGACCTTGTATGACAATAACGCTGATATCGTGGTATCTTTGTCATTAAGAGAAGATGTTTTCATGACTCATCCGAAGTTTGATCCACAGAGAAATCGGGATATGGACTTCATTGAGTCTAAGATCAGTGGGGATAGAGTCATCTACGTACCATTTAGAGGAGACCATACCAGACTCTTCCGTGCTACAGGTTTTGATGGCAAGATTGCTCAAGTAGAACCATCCCCTGTGATGCCAGAGCACAAAGAAGGTACGATCACGGTGTTAAGACAAGTGTATCGTCACGACCTCGGTCACAATGTGGTCTCTAAGGACAGTATCTCCTTGAAAGATCCCCGGGATATAATCGAAGATTTCTTATTAAGACACTGTCTTACTTTTGATCCCTTTATGGCGGGATCTATCCACAGCAAAGAACGTCTGGACTATGTCAAGAGCAGACTTAAGAAAGAAGCTGATGATGAAGAACTTACTTATAAGCGTGAAGAACGGGAATATAAACGTGAACAACAAAAGCGGCAACATAAGGAAGAGAATTCTTTCTTGAACTGGTGTGCTAAAGTTGCTAAGAAAGTAGAAGAGACAGTGAAGAGCTATGCTGGTATCGTCACTGCAGGAGCAGTAGTCGTCACTGGAGTCATCAGTGCTTGGAGTAAACTCTTCAAGAAGAAAGAACCTACCACAGCGTAGATAGTATTAGGCTTATTTAACCCATAAGGAGTGCCCTAAATGAACCCAGATTTGATTGATTTTATCCAAGCGGATACCCCGAAGATCAATCCAGATATCGCTGAAGGCTTGATCACCAAACATATCCAGTATGGTGAAGCTTATTTAGACGATATCTTTCGTGCAGTATTGAAAGACCTTGACCATGGCATGGGTTTTAAATACCTGGGTTTTGAACGCATGAGTCCTGCTGATGAGTTTATAGAAACGACCAAAGGTAAGAACAACGGTCCACGCCAGTACAACCTAGCGCGTACCGATACCTATATGGTCAAATTGAAATTCGAGTTTGATAACGAGATCATCGAAAAACCTCTGTCATTGCCGTTTATCTCACAAGCAGGGACTTTGAAAGTCTTTGGGACGACATACGCTGTCACCCCAGTACTTGCAGATCGGATTATCTCGATCACACCTCCTGTGATCTTTATCAGGTTGATGTCGGTAAGACTTAATTTCGAGAAGCTCAACTACTACTTCATGGCAGATAACAGATTAGAATATCCGCCTGTTGTGGTATCTGAAGTATATAAAACCAATGGAGATGCTAAAACCCCAATGGTGTTTTATCTCCTTTGTAAGTATGGTGTCAAAGGGATGTTTAAACATTACTTTGATGCTGATGTCATCTACGACTATGACGACCAGCTTACTCGGGATAAGTATCCTGAGAAAGACTACGTCATCTGTAAGACCGCTGGTATCTCCCCCAAGAGAACCCGTATCCGTGACTACGAGAAAACCAAAATCGGTTTTGCAGTACCCCGGAATAAATTTACCCCGACCATGAAAGCTGTTATCTCAGGTCTGTATTACATCTTAGATCTCTATCCCAATGAGATCGCGATGGAGGACTTTGAGGATCAATATACCTGGCGTGTACGCCTAGGGTATTATCTATTCGGTTATGGTCAAAACCCTGAAAAACTCAACGATGATATCCTAAATCACTTGTCATCCGTAGACCAGTATATCGATGAAGTCATGCGGGTGAAGTTCAAGAAGATCAACATGGATATCCGTGATATGTATCAACTGTTCTTTGTGATCATTGATCAGTTTGAGAACTGGGAAGCCCAGAACTTAAACCAAGAATCCAATCTCTATCCCAAAGAGCTGTCTATCCTTTATTATCTTTATCAAGATTTAACCAAACAGATCGTCAATCTGGTCTATCAGTTAAAGAAAAAGAACAAGTTTAACGAGATCAAGATCAATGACGTCAAAGAAGCCATCCGTGCTAAAGTGAAGACCAACAAGATCAACATCATCAACAAGACCCATGGTGAAGTCAATGTAGTCAACTACAGTGGTGATAACATGATCTTTGGGGTCACTCAGCTTTTAGTCCCACAAGACAAAACCACCAAGTTGCGTAATGGCAATGATGGGATCAATCTTGAGGATCCGACAAAAAGACTGCACGTCAGTACGGCAGAAGTAAGAACGTATTCAGGTATGGCAAAAGCTGCTCCTGATGGTTCAACCAGATTAAACCCCCACCTGAAGATCGATCATGAAGGTGGGATCATCCGAGATGAATCGTTGCGTGAGATGCTTGACAAAGTACAAGCACGTATCACTCGGAAGTAAACTATATATAGCTTAAGCTAGACGCTATGCGTCATAGGACCATTCCTTAGGAGATGCCCTTGTGGGGTGTCTCCTAAGGCTATATGACGGGTGCGTTGTACAGTCGTGTCTTATAGCAGAAAAAGCTATAGATAGAAGATGCTACTTTAGAAGATATCTAGAGTAGCCTAATCAGCTATATTTAAATATAAAGGAGTTTTCAATCATGTATCCTAACAACGGTTACATCCCTACCATGGCTTATACCAACGGTAATCCCCCAGTTAACCCCAGATTCCAATATCCAGGAATGATGAGCAATGCGTTGCCTTATGTAGCAACAGCATTGATTGCTATTTTACAAAACCAAGCCCCCAATAATGCCTTTAGACAGATGGCATATAACCACCTCTGTCAGCAGAACTGGGATAACCCTGATTTCCAATACCTGTGGCAGATCGCAACCGCTAACTGCTTGTATGCTTCCCAAGCATCCCGTTGTGATCCGGTGCAAGCGATCAATCCTGTTTGTGAGGAAGTGATCAAAGGCTTTATCTCTTATCTGTGGTTCACCTACTACAACAATGATCAGAATAGAGTCGATAACTACGATATGCGTCTTTTGCAAGAAGGGATGCAGATCCACCAGATCCATGTACAACGGTTAAATCAAGTCACACCTGGTCAAGGTCAGTACTATCAGACTAACACCAACTTTATCCCGAACAACAGCGCTCCTATGGGCTATGTTGACAATGGGTATCGTCCTGTTAACCCTGCAGCACATAATGCAGCAGCCATGAACCGGTATAATGGCTATAATGGTGGCTACAACAATGGACCGATGACTGCAGGATCTGCATCTATCGGTGGTCGTTTTAGTCGTCTAGCTGCAGAAGACAGTGTGAATAACACTCCTAGTGATTACTTAGAACGCAATCTTATCAACCATAACCGTCAGGTGCAGAATTCTCTGCCCTCTGACTTCAGCAATATTAGTTCTGCCAATCCCCACAATCATCCTGGTAGAGCTTATCCTTCTAACCAACCTAACCAACTTAACAATACTCCTGTACCGGAGAGAACCAGTAGTCCTTTTAAGACCATGACGGGTGCGAATTATCAAGCAAATGCTTCCGATGATCCGCATTTCCAGTATGTCGGTCCGAAAGAAACTACGATCTTTGACAGTGAGATGGCAAGTGCTTCGAACAAAATCGAGCAAGCTTATCAGAACTTGGTCAGAGATGGGGTATCTACAGGTAATCAGGAGTTTGTCCAAATAGCCCCAATAAACCCTAGCACGATAGAAGAGTTCGAAGAGTTCAAACGAGCTACTCAACCTAAACCTATCACTACCCATCATCCACACTTCAACCAAAATCCAGATCTCAGCTATAATCCCAGAAGGACCTATCGACTCAATCCTTCTATCTGGGAGAATGGTCTTATCTGGGAACCCAGTAAATCACAGCCTGCCTGGATCCCCTTTGACGTATGGCGTTGGGATTGTCATTTAAGAGTCAATGAGAAGGGTCATGTTGTCCAAACCTTTATCCGTAAGGAGTACCGAAATATGAAAGAAGAAGATCACCTGATCGAGACTTATGTCGATGAACACAGAAACCATTATCAATCTCCTCATCCCACAGCAGAAGAGCTGAAAAGAATCCGTGATCAAGAACGGATCTTACAGCTTGATGAGGATGAGTTAGCTGAACAAGAGAAAGCCATGCGTGAACGTAAAGAAGATCTCTCCATCCTGCCGCAAGTAGAAGAAGAGCTGGTAGAAGCCAGTTCTTTGGAGAACATGTTTGAGCAGATAGAATTAAAAGGTCCTATCAAAGTTGATACCAGTGTGATCAGCAAAGGTCGTATCAAGTATCACATCCCTTCAGAAGAGGACTATAAACGTGTCTTGCAGAATCTTAGTAAGTCAAGCACCTTCTCTGATGTCGTAAGTTACATCACCAGCATAGACCGAGGTACATTTGCTCGTGTCAAGATGGTACAGATCTTTGGGGACTTGACCAAAGTGGTGTTGAACGATCATCTGGGTATCGATATTGACTTTGATGATATCATGGATGACTACAATGACATCGTGATGATACTGAAACGAAATGGTGATATGGATGCCTTTGAGCGTGAGATGATGCATCGCTTGAAAGGATTCCTCACCTATGAGAAAGATGAAGAACCTGTAGAGCATGATGGTGAGAAGTTCTATCACAACACCTTCTATATCGCTGCCAATGCTGCAGTATTTCGTAACAGGATGCATCTTGAAGGGGAAAGTGATCTCTTCATCGTCGATGAGATGGTCAACCCTTCCTTGTACAAGATCGCTAAAAGCATGAATGATCAACCAGGATACCACTTCATCAAACTGCTCTCTGGCAACATCTATCGTGTCACTGAGATGACCTACGCAAGAGATCGTTTCATCTTGCGTAAGGTGAAACCTATCGTCTAAGGAGTCAGTATGGGATCTCAACTAGGTTTCCATGACGAAGACGTAGACTACGGAGGTGATGATGAAATTTAAGTCATTACGCAACAATAAACCTTACGCCGTATCGACCTGTGATACCATCAAACAAGCAGTACTGACCTTTCAGGAACGCTTAAAACATGACCATGCTATCAAAGTAGCCTCCGGGCTACTGAGAGACTTTGCTTTGATAGAGGGCAAAGAGGTGATGTATCAGTTAGAGTTCCAGTTCATCGGTAACAATGTCTTTAAGGTCATCTATCAGGTCGATAGAGGAGAGGATACGGAGTACCACGAGTATGGAGGGTGGACAGAGGAATATCTGGCCACCTTTGGTGAGGATTTTGTCAAGACGTTATTTGATACTGCATCGGTATCTATCAGAGAAGATGTAGCAGAGAAGATGCTGAAGAATCTGGGTCGCCATACCTGTAATCGTTTTCATCAACCAAGTTATGTTTAGTTAACACACGTCATATCTCCTAGGGAAAACCCCAACCGGGGACCCAGGCTTTCGCAAATCCTGCAAATCCTATAATGAGACCCCATCAACTCGAAAGGAACTCTCATGTCCGAGAACACCGTTGCCACCGCCGTTCCGACCTCCGAGACCACTGACGCCGATGCCCCCATCGTCACTGTCAACTGGACCAAGCTCGGTGCTGTCGCCAAGAAGAGTGCGCGTTACGTGCTGCCCGCCGCAGCCGGTTTCGCCGCGCTCGTCCTGGTGAAAGCCCTTGCTTCCTCCAGCGACAGTGATGACGAGGCTCCCGCCGCCACTGACTCGGACGTCGACGTCGTGGACGCTGAACTCGTCGAAGAGACCGACGACTGACCCTACTCACCCTAGAACCCAACTCGGGTTCTAGGTTTCTCATTTTTCAGAAAGGAACAGACGTTGGAGCTTCAGGCGGCCGTGGTGGTTACCCTCACCGAGAACGGCAAGACCGTTAAGCGCGTCATCCAGAAGAGCGACAAGTTCGACGAGAAGACCTCGTGGGACCATATTGTCGAGCAGACCAAGTCGCTCGCCGAAATCACTCTCAACTTGATGGACTGAAAGGTATATCCATGATCAAGATGAATGTCAGTGCCGAGACCTTCGACGGCGACATGGTCACTGAGACCCTCTGGTTCCACATGAACAAGGTGGACCTGATCGACCTTCAGGAGTCGGAGCCTAACGGCTTCGTCGACACGCTCCAGGCGTTCATGTCCCGCAAGCCCGAGGACTGGACCACGAAGGACAAGTTCAAGCTGTTCGATTATTTCCGCACCATCGTCGACAAGGCCTACGGAGAGAGGTCGACTGACGGCAAGCGATTCCGGAAGTCGCCGGAGATCCTCGCCAACTTCAAGGACAGCATTTTCTACGACGAGTTCGTCCTGAGCCTCCTTGAGGACGAGCAGAAGAGCATCAAGTTCTTCAACGGTGTTATGCCCAAGGCACTCCTTGAGCAGGCCAAGAAGGACCGTCCGGACGTGTTCAAGTCGATCGAGGCCTGACAAACCCAAGCGGGGCCCTGGGGAGACCTGGGGCCCCGCTCATATCAGAAGGAGCGAACATGAGCGACAACGTACCCGTGCGCGGCGATTTCCCCGCCAACTCACGGAAGACCAAGCCCGCCGTCGAGAGGGTCGTCAAGACTCCGGCGCGAATTGACCAGGGCAGTCTCGGCAAGCAGGCGCTTCAGGCGTTCTTCGCCGAGGACGTCAAGGATGTGGGTAACTACCTTCTCTGGGACATCGCCCTGCCCAGCATCAAGAACGCTGTGAGCGATATCTTCACCTCAGGGATCGATCGTCTGCTCTTCGGAGGCGACGGCGGTCCTCAGCGCTCACGCAGCAGCAAGACCTACACATCGTACGCCAATCGGACTTACGGACGTCGTGAGACTCCGACCGAGCGGACGTACACTCAGAGGGATCGTCGGGAGCACAATCTCGAGTCCATCATATTCGCAACCCGCAGCGAGGCCGAGGATGTCCTGAACCACCTGATCGGCATCTGCGACCAGTACGACGTGGCGACCGTGGGAGACCTGTACGGCATGGCCGGCATTTCCCAGTCGTACACTGATGAGAACTGGGGATGGCGGGATCTCCGAAGCGGACGTGCTGTCCGTGCCCGCAACGGCTATATTCTCGATCTACCGAAGCCGGAGGCCGTCCGATGAACGACGAGAACCTGTCAACCGCGTACGGCCTCGCGGCCCTCATTATTGCTATCGCCATCCTTGTTGGGGTTTTCACTCAGCAGGTCTGGCTCGTACTCGCAGCCCTCCTCGCTACCACCATCTGGAGCGTCACGGGGTTCATGGGAGACATCTGGAAGGACGGAGACGAATGAGTATTGAGCAGATGCGTGCAAAGCTGCGCACAGCATATGGAGGATCGGCGGCGTGGGTCGCCAAGGTTGACCGCATGAGCGACGGTCAGGTATTCGCAGTCTACAAGAGCCTTAACGAGAGAAAGTGCTTCGCATCATGAGCCTTACAGTTATTTCGCGCCTTGCCGGCAAGGGCGCTCTCATCGTCTCCAAGCACGCTCCCGCCATCCTGACGGGGCTGGGGATCGCCGGCTTCACTGCAACCGCGGTCCTCACGGCCAAGCAGACGCTGAGCGTCGGTGAGGTCACCTGGGAGGACCTGAACGAGCTGTCGACAGTCAAGGCGGCCGAGAACGAGGAGCGGTTCACCAAGCAGGAGATCCAGGTCGCCAAGGCCCGTGCCTGGGGCAACCTGACGAAGCACCTCCTCAAGCACTACGCTCTTCCGCTGAGTCTGGGGACGGCCTCCGCCATTTCCCTGATCCTGTCACACCGCATTTCTGCGCATCGGATCGCTGGTCTGTCCATGGCCTACGCCGGTCTCGAGGAGTCCTTCCGCAACTACAAGGAGCGCATCGAGGAGGGCTTCGGCAAGGAGGAGACCGAGCGTATTCTCGCTGAGGCGGACAACGACGCCCTTGAGAAGGCGAAGATGGACTACTACAAGGAGACGGGGCGCGAGTTTCAGCTCAAGCCCGAGGAGCTCATGCGTGAGCTTGGGGTCTCGCCATATGCTGTCGTGTTCGACCAGAACGCGAAGGCCTGGGAGGGAAACGAGGACTACAGCCTCATGATCCTCCACGCTCAGGAGAACTACGCCAACGACATCCTTCGGACTCGTGGATATCTGCTCCTGAACGAGGTGTACAAGGCTCTCGGTGTGCCCCAGACATCTGCCGGCTCCGTTGTCGGCTGGGTCTACGACAACGACGAGGGTGACGGTATCGTCGAGTTCGGCAACTTCGAGGCCCTGAACTACCGCGAGTACGACCCTGTCCTTGGGCGTGAGGTCACCAAGTTTGTCCTTGACTTCAACGTCGACGGCGTTATCTACGACCAGATTGACAGGCTGGAGATTCGATGAATACTCTGATCCTGATCCTGATCGTTTTTCTCATCATTCGAGCAACTAAGCGAAGGGGACGATAATGAAATTTCTACCGGCGATTGTCGTCGGTCTTGTGGCGGGATTTCTCGCTGGACAGGACTTGGCGAACGAGAAGAAGGAGTCTGAGGAGAAGGCTGTAGAGACTCCGGACGAGGTCCAGGAGACACCCGAAGAGAAGGAGAAGCAGATGGAAGAGTACGAGGAGATCGTCAACGACGAGTATCTCACCTCCCCCATGGAGGAGGACATTTCTGAGGTGATCGGAGATGCTCCAGAGGAAGAGAACGACGAGGAGGTCGCCGAGGGCAACACCATCCGAGCCATCTCGGAGGAGGAGTATGACGAGGGTGCATTCGGGTTCGAGCGCGTCGATCTGATGTATTTCGTCGACGACGAGGTCCTGTGTGATTCGGACATGATCACGATCGACAACAAGGACGAGTGGATCGGAGACGTCGAGCTCATCCTCGGGACTGACAGTATCGTCACGGTCATGTGGATCCGCAACTTCGATCTCTCCTACGATATTCGCCTCGAGCTCATTGAGGACTCGTACTCCGGATCCCGCTGATGGAAGCGGAGTATTACGAGTTCCTGCTCTCGTTCTTGGATGAGGACGAGAACCAGCTGCCGAGTGTATCTAGCAGCTACCACCTCCTGTGGAAGCTCCACCATACCGAGTTCCGCTACTCCGCCATGATGGACCGCAATCGGGACATGGATGGTCGTGAGTGGCGGAACCGCTATGGCGGCGAGCTCCCACCGGCATTTCTCAAGCGTCCGGCCAGCGTTCTCGAGGTTCTCCTAGGGCTGGCCGATCGTATGGCGTTCGAGTTGGACGACGAGGATGGCATCGCTCAGTTCTTCTGGGAGATGCTCGACAACCTCGGAATCAACTTCACGGACTACGAGTTTGCTGAAGGCATCGCAACCGATCGACAGGTCGACAAGACCCTCCATCGGTGGATGAGTCGTCAGTACGATGACTACGGACGAGGAGGTATATTCCCGCTCCAGTTCGTTCCTGAGTTCGACGGGTCGAATGAGTTCCAGAACCAGAATCGTCTCGAGCTCTGGTATCAGATGCAACTCTACCTCGCGGAGAACTACGACATATAAGGAGCCAAATGGATTTCTACGAAATCAAGGAGCGAGCCCTGAAATCGGGCACCACCGAGGTACGGCCGGCCTGGCGTGTGCACCAGTTCAAGGATCTCATGGTTCGTGGGAAGTCCTTCTACGCCGTGTACAATCCCGAGACGCATTTCTGGAGTACTGACGAGTACGACCTGATACGTATCGTGGACGCCGACGTGGCCCGTCGATTCCAAGAGGCCTCAGAGAGAATCGACGGGTCCGTCTGGGCACGGTATCTGGGGGACTACGACTCCAAGACATATGCCGACTACAAGGCGTGGATGTCCAAGATTCCGGACGTCCACAAGCCCCTAGACAGCAAGATACTGTTCGCCGACCAGACCCCAAGGAGGGAAGATTACGTAACCAGAACACTATCATATTCTCTGAGTGACGATCCATGCCCCGCCTACGAGGAGCTCATTAGCACCCTCTACGATCCGGACGAGAGGGAGAAGCTCGAGTGGGGCATTGGATCCGTATTCACAGGGGACTCTTCCCGGATCCAGAAGTTCTTCGTGCTCTACGGATCCGCTGGATCTGGTAAGTCGACTTTTCTGAACCTTATCTCGAGGTTGTTGGACGACCATATCTCCATGTTCGACGCAGCGGCTCTTGGAAGGCCCACCGACCAGTTCGCCCTCGAGCCGTTCAAGTCGAATCCACGAGTAGCCATTCAGCACGACGGCAATCTTGCCCGAATCAAGGACAACAGTCGCCTGAACAGTCTTGTGTCCCACGAGCCGATGGTCATGAATGAGAAGGGGAAATCCCTCTACGCATTCAAGCCCGAGGCGATGTTATTCGTAGGTACCAACTTGCCGGTTCGCATCACCGACTCGAAGAGCGGACTGACTAGACGGCTTATCGACGTGGAACCGTCGGGCCGAAAGCTTGACAGTAGTCGGTACAAAGAGCTCATTTCTCGTATAGAGGACGAGCGCGGCGCCATAGTCAAGCACTGCATCGACCTGTACAAGTCCAAGGGCTCGTCATACTACGACGACTACAAGCCTATCGGTATGATGAGCAAGACCAATCCCATTTTCAACTTCCTTGATTTCTATCAGGATGAGTTGGATGATGAGAACGGTGTCGCGCTCAAGCGCATCTACGAGATGTACAAGGAGTACTCCCGGACGTATTCGGACGGAGCTATGTACCCCATGTATAAGTTCAAGGACGAGATCCGGGACTACTTCGAGGAGTTCCACGATCGCCTCATGATCGATGGGACCCGACAACGCAAGGTGTATAAAGGGCTGCTGAAATCCAAATTTTCCCAGGGGGAGAAGACGGAGAGCCCGATTCCGGACTGGACTGAGATGAAGGAGCAGCCGTCATATCTTGACGAGCTCTACAAGGACCGCCCAGCTCAGTACGCCAATGACAACGGCCTCCCGACGAAGCGTTGGGACGACGTCACGACGACATTGAAGGACTTGGACACGAGAAAGGAGCATTATGTCCTCGTACCCGAGAAGGACGTCGTTATCGACATCGACCTCGACAAATCCATGGTACGATGCCTTGATGAAGCTCGGAGATGGATCCCCTCCTATGCCGAGCTCAGCCGATCAGGGGGCGGAGTCCACATCCACTACCGATATTCAGGAGATCCATCCGAGCTTTCCCGAATGGTCCGACCCGGAGTCGAGTGCAAGGTCTACTCTGGAAAGTCCGCCCTCAGACGACGGCTCACCAAGTGTACCAGCCACAAGAGCCTTACCACGGTTGAGGACGGATATCTTCCCGTCAAGGAGAGGCCGTTGATCAGCCAGAAGGTCATGCAGAATGAGAAGTCCATCCGGAAGCTCATAGAGGGGAACCTGAGGAAGGAGATCCATCCCGGGACGAAACCCAGCATCGATTTCATCATGAAGGTGCTGAAGGACGCCCAGGAGTCCGGGATGGACTACGACGTGTCGGACATGAGGCAGAAGGTCCTCACATTCGCCATGAAGTCCATTCACCATGCAGACTACTGCATCAAGCTGGTGCAGGAGATGCCGTTCTCCTCGGAGAGCGATCATGAGGAGACCTACGAGGAGCCGGATGACGATACGCCCATCATCTTCGACGTCGAGGTGTTTTCGAACCTGTTTCTTGTGAACTGGAAGGTTCGGGGAGCCAACAAGATCCAGAGGATGATCAACCCGACTCCGAACGAGATCTCTGATCTTTCAGAGAAGAGGCTCGTCGGATTCAACAACCGCCGGTACGACAACCATATCCTCTACGGTCGTATCCTGGGCTACTCGAACGAGCAGCTTTACCACCTCTCACGCAAGATCATCAATAACCTTATCAAGGAGGGATTCCGAGAGGCTTACAACCTGTCTTACACCGATATCTATGACTTCGCCGCCAAGAAGCAGTCCCTCAAGAAGTGGGAGATCGAGCTGGGCATCCACCACAAGGAGCTCGGTCTTCCCTGGGACGAACCGGTGCCGGAGGACAAGTGGGAGGAGGTCGCCGCATACTGCGACAACGACGTCATCGCCACTGAGAAGGTGTGGGACCATCTGGAGGCAGACTGGGAGGCTCGTCAGATCCTTGCTGCGATCGCGGGCCTCCCTGTCAACTCCAGCACCAACCGTCTGACCACTCAGATCATATTCCAGGGTCAGCGGGACACTCAGAAGTACTTGCAGTACACGGACCTGTCGGAGATGTTCCCCGGCTACAAGTACGAGTACGGCAAGTCGACATATCGTGGTGAAGAGGTCGGTGAGGGCGGCTACGTCTACGCCGAGCCTGGACACCACGAGAACGTGGCCCTGCTGGATATTGCGTCGATGCATCCCACGTCGATCGAGAATCTCCAGCTGTTCGGGCCCTACACCAAGAGGTATAGCGAGCTCAAGAAGGCTCGTATCCTGATCAAGCACAAGGAGCTCGACGAGGCTCGTAAGATCCTGAACGGGGCGCTGGCTCCATATCTGGACGACGACTCGAATCTCGACGCTCTGGCCTATGCGCTGAAGATCGCACTGAATTCGACGTACGGCCTCACGGCCGCCAAGTTCGACAACCCACTCCGAGACCTCCGGAACGTGGATAACATCGTCGCCAAGCGCGGCGCGTTGTTCATGGTCGACCTGAAGCATTTCGTTCAGGAGAAAGGATACACCGTTGCCCACATCAAGACCGACTCGATCAAGATCCCGAACGCCGACGATCGAATCATATCGGAGGTCTTCGAATTTGGGAAGAAGTACGGCTACACGTTCGAGCACGAAGCGACCTACGATCGTATGCTGCTGGTCAACGATGCCGTGTACATCGCCCACGACAAGGACGGATGGCACGCCACAGGCAAGCAGTTCCAAGAGCCTGTCGTATTCAAGACTCTCTTTTCCGGAGATCCTCTGGATCTCGAGGATGTCGCCCAGACACGATCGGTTACTACACGAATGTTCCTTGAGTTCGGTGAGAATGACCGAAAATTCGTTGGACGCGTCGGAAGCTTCATCCCCGTCGTTCCCGGAACTCCCGGGGCAGGGCGACTTGTCAGGGAGAATCATCGAACAGACAAGGACGGCAATGAGGTCATTTCGTACGGCGATGTCGGCGGCTGCAAGGGTTATCTCTGGCTGGACTACGAGGACGTCCAGGACAACTGGCGAGACATCTACGACGATCGATATGGAAGGGGACTCGTGGACGCTGCCCTGGGGCAGATTCGGAAGTACACGGACGTAGACACCTTCCTGACGGCATGATTCGCGAGAAGGGCAGGGCATATAATGAGACCCCCACCAGAAAGGTACGACCATGTCCTGCCCCTCCATCGCCCAGCAGTACGTCCTCACCAACCTCGCTGAGATGGGTGTTGGCCTCGCCGTTGCCATGTTCGCCTACAACGCGACACGTGACTTCTGCGACCAGCACCACCGCTCAGCGACAAAAGAGGACATGCTCGCTATGGCCAAGAACATCAGCGACACATTCAAGACCAACTGAACAACCTCACACTTAGAACCCAACTCGGGTTCTAGGTTTCTCGAGAAAAGGAACGAACATGATCAATCGACTGTACGATATTATCACAGAGCCCGACGAGATCGGGAATATCACTGAGAGGCTGTCAGCGAGCGGGACCTATACTGCGTCCTGGCTCCGGCAGATCTCAGAATACCTTCTGGAGGAGCGGGAGGCCCGAATTCTCTGCCGCGAACTCGCTAAGCGCAACCTTGTCACCATCGACTGAAAGGAACGATCCGATGCCCCTCCCCGTCTACGACGGAAACCAGACCGCTTCCAGTATCCTCATCGGCTACCACCGCTATCTCCGGGACGAGGTGGCGAACCTGACGAACGACGAGATCAAGGAGCTCATCCAGAAGCTCCAGAGCTGCGTCGACAACGCCGACGGACCCAAGCGCCACGAGGATATCGATGGGTTCATCGAGATCTGCCGTGACGAGCTGGACGACCGACACCTCGTGTGCGCCCTTGTCCGGGAGGGTCTCATCGACGGGGGCGACACTAATGAGTGACCTCGGTTTCAAACCCATTCGTATTCTCCACAACGGCAAGCAGGGCCTAGAGGGGTTTCTCGAGAACTTGCGGCCAGAGACAGAGGAGCTCACCGATAACCAGATCAAGGCGATCATCGACGAGGTCGAGGTCCTTAAAGTCGCAGGTACGAACACCCCTAAGCAGGAGGACTGGCTCGACTGGATGCTCTATGTTCTCAGGGATGAGTTGGACGCCCGTTGGCTCATCCGGAGGCTTCAGGAACGTGGTATCGTCCGCCTAGATAGGAGTTCATGCGATATCGTCACTGCTCTCGACCTCGTTTAGTAAACCGGCGTCTAATAATCCTAGAAAGGAACGCAGCATGCCCGTCAACACCTACACCATCAAGAACGCCAAGCTCCTCTTCCGCAACTTCGCGGGTGCGCAGGATCGATTCGGATCCACGGCGCGTACCTTCTGCGTCATCATTCCCGACAATGCTGTCGAGGACTTCCGAACCGAGGGATTCAACATCAAGACCCTGAAGCCTCGGGACGACACGGAGGAGCCTCTTCCCTTCCTCAAGGTGAAGGTCAACTTCGGAGGCCGTCCTCCCAAGATCGTCTCGATCCTTGGGCGTAATCGTACCCTCCTGAACGAGCAGACGGTCGGAGCCCTCGATTTCGCAGACCTCGAGCGAGCCGATATCGCCATCCGTCCCTACCACGGACGTACTCGTGCCGGGGTGGAGTTCTGCTCGGCATATCTCGACAAGGGTTTCTTCACCATCGTGGAGGACGAGCTCGAGGCCATGTATGCTGAGGACGAGGAGGACATCGAGGAGGTTCCGTTCTGATGGATTTCGAGATCAAGCTCTTCAACCCTCGCCGCATCATCTGCGAGGCGGCCAAGGTCACCAGGGACAACATCAACTTGCTCCGAGACTGGACCTCCAGCGACCTCCGGGCTCAGGTTGATATCCATGAGGGGACCATCGGCAAGTGGGTCGTCCGTCGTGGAGACAACAAGTTCGACATCATGACTGAGGGCGAGCTCTGGGGTCTCTACGAGCCAGTCCTGCGCTGACATCCATATCCACGGGGCCCTGGGGAGACCTGGGGCCCCCACAGCGCTCATTTTATCCGTATTGTACACTAACAGGAGACTTAGATGGAACTGGTTCTGAAGACCGCCGACGGTCGGAACTACAGGCGCAAGATCAAGGAATTCGGCCTCGAGGGAGATGTCGCGGACGCGGATCCCAACGCCGCTATGGTCATCACCGAGCTCGATGACACCCTCACATATCTCCCGCTCGACATGTTTGTCTGCGAGAAGTGGACGGACGAGACTGTGACTGTCAAGGAGGACCGGGCATGAAAGCATATACTGTGGAGCAGCAGGACGGCTGCTGGGTCGCCTACCACAACAAGGAGATCCTCGGCGTGGCGGACAGCATGCTCGAGGCGTACAATCTTGTGACGGAGGACCAGCGATGAAAGACGTCATGCCCGACCCGAAGATCTACTATATCTGTGAGGACGGGACCATCCGGAACAGGAGAACCCGAAAGCCCCTCACGCCCAAGGCGGCGACTTGTGGGCTCCCGCAGGTTCAGTACTACCGCGACGGCCGTTGCAAGACCCAGTTCCTCCACAAGGTCATCTGGACCCATTTCCGCGGAGAGGACATTCCATTCCTCCACGAGCTTCAGTACAGGGACGGAGACTGCTGGAACTGCGCCTTGGAGAACCTGTATCTGAAGGACCTGAGCGAGGAGTTCACGCAGCTGAAGCGTTATCCTGACTTCGCCATCAGCAGAGATGCCGTGCTGCTCAACACTCGGACCATGCACCGTATCAAGCCCATACTTCCTCCGAGCAAGGACAAGCTCATGTTCTCATTCCGTGTCAACGGGGAGAGCCGTACCTTGTCTGCGGGTCTTATCATGTGGGAGACGTTCGTGGAGGAGGGGGTCAGCCCCAATCGTATCGCGTACAAGGACGGAGATCCTGGGAACTGCGCCTTGGACAACCTGTATCTGAAGGACGCCGAGACAGCGTATAAGCGCAAGGTCATCGAGGAGGATGGTAAGGAGTACATGCCTCTTGACTACTATATCCACATGACCGACGGAGTGAAGGGAGAGAGGGAGAGTGGGATCCCCCAGCACTGCCGCCTCGCTATCTGAGGAATTCAGGCACAGTAGCATCGACGATATCGAGGTCAGCGATCTTGGTAGGGTTCGTCGCATCTCGACTGGCCAGATCTTGTCCGCATGCCGTAGGTCGAACGGGTATTTTCAGGTCACCCTGTGGGATCGTGGGATCAGACGGACGAAGTACGTCCAGAAGCTGGTCTGGGAGGCCTTCAACGGCCCTCTGAAGGCCTCGCAGAACATCGCCCACCTGAATGGTGACCTGACCGACAACAGGCTCTCAAATCTCTTCCTGGAGTCTCACAGCGACTCGATGAGGAGGGCGTGGGATGCCAAGAGACGACAGTGGGAATCGATTTACCAAGGAGTTCTGTGGTGAGCGAGTACAGGAGCCCGCACAACGACGGGCATGACCCGTATATCCTGATCTGGGAGTACGGGACTGACATCCAGAAGGCTGAGTTCACTGAGCGCTGGGTGGAGGTTGACGAGAACGGCCGGGTTATCTGGTACTTCCGTCTTGATGATGGGCGGGTCATGACCTTCCCTAGTAGGGACTGGGATCAGAAGGACGACGTCAACCACCTGACAACCATCTGGATGCAGCCGAAGATGAACGGCGAAAGGAACTGAAATGATTCTTGAAGTGGACGACCGGGGACGACTCGAGAGGATTGCGGTTATCGACGGGGATCTTGATAGGGTAGTCGACGACCGTAGGTTTATCGGTGGCTATCGGCTCAACACCTCCGGTTTCGAGTCAGTTTGGTTCGACAAGGCGATTTGGGATGCCACTTTGATGCCCGACGAGAGCGGCATCAAGACGTATCGACTTATTAGGAAGACGGCATGACGGCACTGGAGAGGGATGTTCTGACCATCCTTCGAGGGGATGAGACTATCTATGACGAGGAGGGTATCTACGATATCTGGAGCTACTCGAAGGACGGTGGCACCGTGGTTTCTATCAGGGATGCCGTCACGGAAGAGATCCTTTACGAGGACCTGCCGATCGCATATATGGTCGTAAAGGCGCCGTTCGTCGTAGTCCAGACGTTCAACGACACGGAGGTCTGAGCCTTGCCCCCGGTTGATCTTTGGCCCCATCAGGTCGAAGCTGTGAAGAACCTGAGAAATGGCTGTATATTGACTGGTGAACCGGGCTCGGGGAAGTCGGTTGTCGCCCTCCAGTACTACGTTGAGAGAGTGCTGGGGGTGCGGCACCCGGCCGATCTTCCGAGGCGGCTTGCCGAAGGACCCAGGTTATATATAATCACCACTGCTCGCAAGAGGGATGACCTTGACTGGCAGGGTGATGTCTCGATGTATGGGCTGACGCACTACACGACGGTTGATTCGTGGAACAACATCAGTAACTACAGCAACATCCGTGACTCCTTCATCATATTCGACGAGCAGAGGGCCATCGGGAACGGCAAGTGGGCCAAGACATTTGTCAAGATGGCTCGTAACAACGAGTGGATCATGTTGTCTGGCACGCCTGGTGACAACTGGTTGGACTACTGTCCGGTATTTGTGGCCAACGGCTTCTTCAAGAATCGCACCCAGTTCGAGAGAGAGCACTGCCAGTTCAACTACAGGGCAGGCTATCCTCGTCTTGAGCGATATCTTGGGCAGGGGAAGCTGCTGAAGCTTAGGAACAAGGTGCTCGTGGACATGCCATTTGTCAAGAAGACTCTTAAGAAGCGGACGGACGTCCCTGTGCCTTACGAGGAGACGCCATATCGTACGGTCCAGAAGTACCGCTTCGATCCGTACAAGGAGGAACCCATCAAGAACGCAGGAGGCCTATGTCATGTCTTGAGACGTGTGACTAATGAGGATCCTGTGAGACTTGAGGCGGTGAGAGGACTGTGTGAGATCCATCCTCGAGTCATAGTCTTCTACAACTTCGACTATGAGCTCTTCATGCTGCGGTCCTTGGGGGATATTCTCGGAGTACCGATAGCTGAGTACAACGGGCACAAGCATGAAGCCTTGCCGGAAGGCCCTCGATGGGTGTACCTTGTACAGTACACAGCCGGTGCAGAAGCTTGGAATTGCACCACTTGTGACACGATGATATTCTTCTCTCAGAACTACTCTTGGAAGATCATGGAGCAGTGCGAGGGGCGAATCGACAGGCTGAACACTCCTTATTCAGTCTTGAACTACTACTACCTGAAGAGCCAGTCGCCCATCGATCAAGCCATTTCGAGGGCGATTCGGGTCAAGGAGATCTTCAATGAGAGGGGTTTTTACGACTCTCTGAGGTGATTGTTGTACCACCCGTTGTACCACTTGGTATGGCGGGTGTACAACGGTTCTGTTATTTGTGTGACTGGAGTGACGAATGGGATTGGCCAGTTTTTTGGCCAGTTTTGAAATCGGTCAAAATCTGTAGCCTACTTGTGTGACAAATTTGGCCAGTTTTGGGGCGATTGGCCAGTTTTGAAACGGGGATGGCCACAGAATTGGCCAGGACTTTTCGTTGCAATTCCGCGGTTTTTACCCCAATTTGGCCAATTGGCCAGTTTTGTTTTGATTACCAGGAGTTGAGTAAATTTTCTTATATATAGAGAATAAAAGAATTTTTTTTGACCACTGGCCAATGGGTATTGTACATGCAGTTCTATTGTACATGCAGTCCCTGGTTCAAGTCGGTTGCTAGGAGGCATGAGGTGACTAGAGTCCCATGTTACAAGACTCAAGTGCATGTACAATAGACCGCGTCGCGAACATGTATCATAATGAAGGAGATGGGCCTTCTATATTTTCGACCCCCCTCTCGCTTCACTACAGCTCCCACGGCTGGCCAAAACTACGCTAACTCACCACCACATGTAATTGCCAACAAACGAACGAGTGCCGGCATCTGTGGCGCCATGGCCAGCCGTGGGCATAATTCTTGATTCGAGGATAGACCCCCATGCTCGAACGCGACTACCAGCGCGGACTCATATCCAGGATCGAGGAGCGCCTTCCCGGCTGCCTCATCCTCAAGAATGATCCGAACCACAATCAGGGTATACCCGACCTGATCATCATATTCGGATCCAAGTGGGCCGCACTCGAGGTCAAGAGAAGCGCCGATGCTGCTCACCGACCGAACCAGGATCATTTCATCGACAAGCTCGGTGAATGGTCCTTCGCATCATTCATATACCCAGAGAACGAGAAAGGAACGCTCGATGAACTGGAACGTGCACTCAAGGCTGGAGGGCCTACACGCATTTCTGAGTGCCAGCAAGCACAGCTGGGTCAATTACGACGACGAGAAGCTGGGCGAGGCATTCAGGACGGCACAGGCAGCGGCGATGGGGACCAGGCTTCACGCCCTGGCCGCAGAGCATATTCGCCTAAAGATGCGGATGCCGAGGAACAAGGCCACCTTCAACGCCTACGTGAACGACGCCATTGGCTACGGTCTTGACCCTGAGGTCGTGTTATATCACAGCGAGAACGCATTCGGGACCGCCGACGCCATCGGCTTCGACGAGAAAAAGCATCTTCTCCGCATTCACGACCTCAAGACTGGCGTAACTCGAGTCAACATGGTCCAGCTTCATATCTACGCAGCACTGTTCTGCTTGGAGTACGAGAAGCTGCCTGGTGAGATCAACGTCGAGACCCGCATCTACCAGAACGACGATATTCTGGTCGACACTCCGCAGCCAGACGACATCGCCCATATCATGGACAAGATCGTCTGGTTTGACAAGCTCATCGAGGAGATCAAGACTGAGGATTCCTGATGGAGTTGTGGAACGAAGCCCGAGGAATACCTCGGTATGATGTCAGTTCTTGGGGGCAGGTATTCGACAAGCAGAAGTTTCGGCTTCTGAAGCAGTCCCACGATAGGGCCGGATATCTTCGTGTCAAACTACGGATAGCCGGCGAACGAAAGACCGTCTCAGTACACCGGTTGGTGGCGGATGCCTTCTACGACTGCGGTGTTGACGGTTGGGAAGTCAACCATATCGATGGCGACAAAACGAACAACCACGTTGTAAATCTAGAACTCACAACTAGATCGGGCAACATGATTCATGCATTCGAGCGAGGTCTTGCCGAACCGTGTTATACGGTGACCCGCGTCCGAATCAGAGAGACCGGGCAGATATTTCCGTCCACCGGAGCTGTTGACCGCTATCTTGGCGTTAGCCCAGGTAGTGCTTCGAAGACTCTTCGAGGGCTACAGCCCACCTGCAAAGGGTACACGTTCGAGCGCATTGGGGGTGAGGCCCATGACTCGTGATGAGCTGATGCACTACGGCACCAAGCGCCATTCGGGTCGTTATTTACCCATGGGGCTCCGGTAAGGATCCATATCAGTCAGCCCAGGGCTTCATCGCTGAGCGAGACAAGCTCAAGGCGCAGGGCATGTCTGAGGTCGATATTGCCAAGGCCTGGGGCATGAGCACTACCGAGTACCGTGCTCTGAACAGCATCGCTCGTGCCGAGAAGAAGGCAGGCGATATTTCCCGAGCATCTCGTCTCAAGGACGCCGGTTTGCCCAACACGGAGATCGGTCGACGCATGGGACTCAACGAGTCCTCGGTTCGTGAGCTTCTCAAGCCAAACGCGTCATATCGCAAGGACGAGATCACCCGGGTCAAGGATATTCTGGCCGACGAGGTGAAGCAGAAGAAGTTCATCGAGTATGGTCTCGGCGTTGAGCAGAACCTCCAGTGTTCGTCGACATCTTTGAAGACGGCCGTTGAGGCCCTGAAGGCGCAGGGATATACTACTCACGACGTCAAGGTCAAGCAGGCAAACAGCGATAACTACACCATCCTCAAGGTTCTCGCCCCTCCCGGCACCAAAGCTGCCGATATTCATGCACAGAGGGACAAGATCCGCACTCCTGGTGTTGTGATCGACGAGAAGGGGCTGCTGTCGACCGGACTTCGCACTCCTCGAGCCATATCCTCGAAGAAGGTCGCCATCAAGTACGCCGAAGACGGCGGTACTGACATGGATGGGGTTATTCTACTTCGTCGTGGAGTCAAAGAGCTCAGCCTCGGTGGCTCCAACTACGCCCAGGTGCGCATTTCCGTCGACGGAACGCACTACCTCAAGGGCATGGCCATGTACTCGGATGATATTCCGAAGGGCAAGGACATAGTCTTCAACACCAACAAGAAGAAGGGCACCCCCATGCTGGGCTCTAAGGACCACACGGTCCTCAAGCCCATGAAGGATGATCCCGAGAATCCATTTGGTGCGGTCGTTAAACAGAAGTTATTTAAGGACCCGAAGACTGGCAAGAAGGAACTGAGCGCACTCAATATTGTGAATGAGGAGGGCAAGTGGGACTCATGGTCCCAGTCCCTGGCCTCACAGTTCTTATCCAAGCAGTCCCCCAAATTGGCCAAGCGCCAGCTTCAGGCTGTCCGTGACGACAAGCGGAAGCAGCTCGATGAGATCATGGCCCTTACGAATCCTGTTATTCGTAAGCGCATGCTCATGTCCCTGGCCGATGACTGCGACTCGGCTTCGGTACATCTCAAGGCTAAGGCTCTGCCTGGTCAAGCGTCTCAGGTGTTATTGCCGATGCCTCATCTCAAGAAGGGCGAGGTATATGCTCCTAACTACCGTGATGGCGACGTTGTTAGTCTCGTTCGTTATCCTCATGGCGGGACTTTCGAGATTCCTACGCTCACTGTTAACAACCGAGGTAAGAATTCTCGAAGTATTCTTGGCAATGCTAGGGATGCTATTGGTATCCATCCTTCTGTCGCTGAGCGTCTTAGTGGTGCTGATTTCGACGGCGACTCCGTCCTGGTAATTCCCAACAAGGGAAAGACCCGGGTTCGTTCCACTGCTCCGCTCAAGGGGCTGAAAGGATTCGATCCTAAGAGGACATATCCTGGCTACCCTGGCATGAAGAGGATGTCGGATACTCAGACCCAGATGGGTAAGGTGTCTAACCTTATTACCGACATGACCCTCAAGGGTGCCAGTGCCGATGAATTGTCCCGAGCTGTTCGTCATTCCATGGTTGTTATTGATGCCGAGAAGCACAATCTCAACTACAAGCAGTCAGAGATTGATAACGGCATTGCTGCACTGAAGAGGAAGTACCAGGGCGGCGCCGATAAAGGTGCGGCTACTCTTATTTCCCGGTCCAAAGGTGTCCAGTATGTACCCCATCGCAAGCCACGCAGTGCAGCGAAGGGCGGTCCATATGACAGAGCCACTGGTCGCAGGGTCTACGAGGAGACCGGCGAGTCCTACGTCAACAAGAAGGGCAAGCTGGTCAAGAAGCAGACTAAGACCACCAGGATGGCAGAGGCCACGGATGCTAGGAAGCTATCCTCCGGTACATTGATGGAGGGTATTTACGCACAGCACGCCAACGAATTGAAGGCCATGGCCAACGATTGTAGGAAGCGTGCCATTTCAACCCCCGCCATCAAACGAGACCCCCGGGCTGCAAAGGCATACGCCCCAGAAGTCTCCACCCTCCGCGCCAAATTGAACCGGGCCCTCAAACAGAAGCCCCTAGAGCGCCAGGCCCAGCTGGTGGCACAAGGTGTTGTGCAGAAGAAGCTCGAATCAAATCCAAATTTGACCAAGAAAGAGCGGGCTAAGCTGGAGGCCATGGCCATCAAGACCGCCCGGCGTCGCCTTGGTTACGATAGAGAAGGCACTAGAGTGATCCCCACCCCTCGTGAGTGGGAGGCCATTCAGAAAGGTGCTATTTCGAACTCTATGATGGAGCAGATTCTGGCCAATGCTGACCTTGACACCATCAAGGCCATGGCTCTGCCCAAGCAGAAGCTTGATCTTGCTCCTGCTCAGAGGGATCGGATCAAGACTCTTCGCTCAAACGGAGCTAACACAGCACAGATTGCTGAGGCTTTGGGCATTAGCACAGCTAGAGTTAGGGAGTACCTGAATGGCTAGCCTTCTGTCCATTGTCGAGCTGTCCATTGTCCTTGAATCGAGGTGTTCAGAGCCATGCTGAGGCTAGCACTGACTACTGAGGACAATCCTTACGATCCTTTCGATGAGTTCGAAGAGTGGTTTAACTTTGATGTTACTCAAGGTTACCACACCTGCGCCTACCTGGCACGGGTCACTGCCACTAGCACTGACCTCACCGAAGCCGATCAAGTCGAAGCAACGAATGAAGCGATTAATGAGATTCTCGAACTCAACTTGACTGGAAACTATCAAGTTGTAGAACGTGAATTCTGACGAAGTTTCGTCCATTTCGTCCATTTCAAACTTCGAAAGAGGGGGGATAGGGTCCGCAAAAAGGCCCACCCCCCGTCATCGGCTGAACAGTCGGAGCCGGGGTGTTTTC